TGCTCCTGCAACAAATAATATTAGAGTACTTATCAATAAGATAGGATAAGAAAATATTAAAATAAATAAGTATGGCTAGGAAGTTCTTTACAGGTGCTATCTTCAATGATGAAGTTCAAGTAAATGATGGTAATAACTACGTTAAAATATCAGAAGGCTCTAATAGTATTGGTCAAATAGAATTAAAAGATTCTGCATCTGTATTTTTACAAGGTTGGGGTACTGACTTTAGAGTTGCTGTTAATGGAACTTACAATAATCACGCTTTAATAATTAATAACGCCAAGCACGCTACATTTTATGGTAATGTAAGTTTAGGAGATAATAAAAATTTAGATTTTGGTGCAGCACCTGACTTTAGAATAGTACATAATTCAACTACTAATGTAAATCATATATCTTCAAAGTTAGACAGACAGTTATCACTTAATGCTAATAATGTTTTTATAACAAATCAAGCCAACACTGAGTTTATGGCTAGATTTATTGCTGATGCAGAAGTAAAACTATATTATGACAATGCACAAAAATTCCAAACAACAAGTACAGGTATAGAAGTTAGTGGTACAAACTCAACTTTTGCAGGTAATATTGATGCTGGTAGTAACTCAGTAACAGCTGGGTCTTTTGTAGGTAATCTTTCAGGAAATGTTAATGGTAATGTGACTGGTAATTTAACTAATGGTACTTTATCAAATATAAGTAGTCTTGCGGTAACAGGAACATCAACTTTTGGAGGCGATGTAACAGCAAATGGTAATTCACGAAAAATAAGAATAGTTAACGCTAGTAATAATGAAGCTGTGCAATTATTATCAGATAGTAGTGGTGATGGTCAACTTAGATTAAATGATAATTTAGGTACAACAAGAATATTTTTCTACGGTGAATCTAATAATGATAATTATATAAATAACGGCGGAAATTTAGGTGTAGGAATAAATACTCCTTACGCTTTCGATACTACTACTACAAAGTTTCACGTTAGAAATGTAGGTTCATCTGGATCTGTTTCAGAAGTTGCAAGGTTTGAAGGTTCATCTGATGCTGATGGAAGTGGTGCTGTTGTTAGAATAGGTACATCTAATGATAGAGGTATGTATTTTCAAGCAGGTAGAACTGGTACAGTACCTTATGCTCAAATAGGTACTACTGAATATAATGGAGCTAAAACATTAGCACTAACGTTAGATAACTCAGGAAACACAACTTTTGCAGGTGATGTAAACTTTAATGGTGGTGAGGGTGCTGTAAAAGTAATTGGTAGTGGTAATCAATCAATACAAGTTGGTAGTACAAGTGGTGGTTTTGCAAGAATATATCTTGATGGAAAAAATGGAGATTTTAGTGGTAGTGATTATATATACATAGGACAAAATGATGATGGAGCAGTTCATTTTTATGCTGATACAAACGCTGGTACTACAGTATTTAGTTCTAAAGGTGTAACTAATCTTACAATGGATAGTGCAAATTCAACTTTTGCAGGAGATTTAACAGTTAGTGGGGGAGATATAACCTTGGGGTCTGATGTTAGTATATTTAGAGATGGAGTTAACATACTTAGAACAGATGACACTTTCCATGCTAACAATGATATTCATGTAGGAGGTACAGGTAAAATATATGATAGAGCAGATACTAACACTTACGTAGATTTTGGTGGTGGTTCTTTTCACGTAAACGCACACAACGTAATAACCAGTGGACATTACCTAGAGTTTAACGCAATGGGTAAACTTATAAATATGGATGTTTCTGGTTGGAGTTCTGGACAAGATGAACACAATATATTATATTCTGGTTGGACTAGTGCTACAGGAGATTATTTATCATTGAAAGTTGCTGGTAATAGCACAACTGCACATGGTAACTTAATCATAGGTGATATGGGCTTATGGTTTGGTAGAATGAATACTACTACTAGTGCACAAGCAACTGATAGTGGTACTAACCCACATACTGGTAGTGGCTCAAATTATTTTAGAGTTAATACATCTGGTCGATTACAAGTATCAGGTGATGTTGTATCACCTATCTATTATGATACAGCAGGAACAACTAATTATTTAGATTTAGGCAATTCTAGTATATCCTTAAAGGTTCCAGGTAATATAGATTTAAATAGTAATAAAGCTGTCCGTTTAGCAGATAGACATTCTAAATTATCTTTTGTATTACCAAGCTTTACACATGGAACATCTAATCTTGCTGTTGATCTTATACTTGGTAATACTCAGTTAAATGGAATACTTGAGTTAAAATTAACATCAGGATATTCAAATCAGAATGCAGTAGGTGAAGCTTACTTTAAATGGATTTTTGGATTTAATCAAAATGGATCTATATGGTATACTCCATGTTTAGTAGAAAGCAATGTTACAGTTCAGCAAGCTAGTCAAATATATGTAGATGATCCAGCATGGGATTCAACTAACTCCAGATATTTTATAAGAATATATCATAAAGTAAGTTCTGGTAATCAGTGGGAGGGTACTCTAGAAAATACATCTCAAAATAAAGCTGCAGCTTTAGTAGATAATTTTAGTGTAGGTAGTTTGTTAACAAGTACATCTACATCAAATACTCATCATCATGGTAAATTCTTAAGTGATTCAAGTGGAAGCGTAGCTTTAAAAGTAAAACAATCAGTTGATACTGGATTTAATAGTGGTTTAACAGTTGAAAGAAGTGCAAACACACAGAAAGTTCATATTGGAATGGATGGTGGTGCTGTTAATTTTAATAGCCCAGATGGTTTAAGTTATAAATTTAGAAATAACGGTACAGAGAAATTTAGAGTAGATGGTTCAGGTAATGTAGTAATACCCTCTGGTAGTAAATATTATTTAGATGGTGGAACAAACACTTACATTACTGAAAGTTCTGATGGTGTTATGGATTTCTATGGTGATGGTGTACAACTATTAACAGCTAAACAAAATGGAACGCAAAATGAAGTTGTAGTAAATGAAGGTAGTGGTGATGTTGATTTTAGAGTAGAATCAAACAATAGTCAGCATGCTTTCTTTGTTGAAGCAGAAGGGAAAGGAAAAGTTGGAATAGGCGATGATAATCCTGATAGAAAACTAAGTATAAAAGGAGATGATAGTAGTGAAGGGCAATATCCATTATCACTTGATGCTACTAATACAGATTATACTCTTGAGTTTAGAAGAAATGGTACTTCTCAGTGGTGGATAAAGCAGTCTTCCAGTAGTTTTAATATACATGAAAATGGAGTAGGTGATCAACTTACTATTGCATCAGGTGGTAATACAAATATTAGTGGTAGTGTTACAGCTAGTTCATTTATAAAATCAGGCGGAACATCTTCACAGTTCTTGATGGCAGACGGATCTGTTAGTACGTCAAGCGGCAGTGCAGATAACTTAGGTAATCATACAGCTACTACTACTCTAAATATGGGTGGCAATAGTATTACTGGTATTGCTAATATAGATCTTGGAAGTTCAAGGTATATTAGATGGGGTGCAGGAGATGCTCAAATAGAAGAAGGATCTACAGCTAATTATTCTTTGGACTTTTCTACTTATGATGGGTCAAGTATGACCAAAGCATTAACTTTATTAGGTAATAATGATGCAACTTTTACAGGTAATGTAGCTTTAGGCGGCGGTACTTTACAAACTTATCATTCAAATGTCACAAGTGTTTTAGCACTGGACGATCAAACTAGTTTGTTTACTAGAGCTGATCAACTTTTCCTAGCAAATAATTGTTTTTATAATTCAAGTGATACAGGTGTAGCCATTGAAGCTGGTAAAACATCATTAGTACAGTTAGATAGAGATAAGATAAGATTTTATTTTACAGCTTCAGCTACTGCAGGTGGTACTGTTTCTTTCCAAGAAAAATTTAGACTTGATGACTCTGGCAATGCAACTTTTACAGGTGGCGTTGAAGTTCAAGATAACCTTACGTTAACTAAAAGCTCAGGAAATAACCAGATTTATATAAATTCTTCTGGTGGAGGTGCTCCTGTAATTTATTTTGAAGATCCAAACCGTAAATGGGGTCAATTTGTTTCAAATGGTCATTTATATTTTAAAGATGAAACTGCAAACGTAACTTCACTTAAAATAGACGGTGCTACTGCGGCTGCAACTTTTGCTGGTAATATAACTGCACCTAAGTATTTTGATTCAAATAATACAGCTTACTTTGTAAATCCAGCTAGTGCTAGTAATATAAATTCTTTAACTGTAGGTGAAGTAGTAACTAGCGATCACATTTATGGTAGATCTGTTAACAATCAATATTCTTTATTATACAGGTTTGGTGGTTTATTTTTAACTTGGGATAGTGATAGTTATGGAACTCAATTTAATCATAGTATCACATCTACAGATAACGGAACATATAGTGATAGTATTACTATTAACTCATATGATAAAGTTAGAATTAACATTGATAGTAATAACAATGATTCTGCTTCCACATTTAGCGTTGGTCATCACGGAACAGGAAGTTCTGGATATTTATTACATTTAGATGAATCTGGTCATCATACTGTAACTGGATCCTCAAGAGCACCAATATTCTATGATTCAGATGATACAACTTATTTTTTAAATCCAGCTTCAAACAGCATATTAAACCAAGTTTCATTTGGCGTACCAGGTAATGGTAGTAATAATAAGGCTAGATTTTTTGCAATAGAAGGTAATGCAGATGGATCTGGCGAGGGTTCAGGTAGAATATTCTTTACAGAACATAATTCAACTACTGCTGCTATGTCTAAATACGGTATGTCTCTAGGTTACAGAGGTGGTGCCACTAGTATAACTGGAACAGATGGCAATTCATGGGATGGTTTATCTCTTATCGGTAATGGAGAATGGGGTATGTGGGGTCATAATAATAGTGCCCGAGGTGCTCTTATTATGTATGGAGATAGAGCAGGTAGTTTTATAAAATTTGATAATAATAACTTACAGGAGATTAACACTCTTACAGGTACGACTTCTAACTTTTCTGGTTACCAATTAAACGGTACGTATGTAATGGATTCCAGTAGGAATTTAGTTAATATAGGTACAATAACAACTGCTGGTGTCGCTACTTTTAACGATGGTATTACGTTGGGTGGTAGTAATGAAACTTTGAATTTATTATATAATAACACTAGCAGTTATAAAGGTAGTATTGGATGGTCGTGGCATCAAATGGGTAATAACGGTTCCAACGATATAGTGGCTGGTAACACAGCAGTAGGTGGTTACTTAAGATTTATTGTTAACAATACCAATAGTTGTGAGGCAGATACAAATCCAAATGGAACTGTCGCTTTAACAATATCGAGTGATGCCGATGCAACCTTTACAAATAATGTAACTCTAGGTGATGCTTTGACTGATAAAGCTATAGTACATGGTCACTTTGGAATAGGTCATGACCCTTATCCTAAAATTGCATACCCAGGTCAAAACGCATTATGGGGTGGTAGTGGTTCTACAACAGGTCAGATTGTAATTGATTTACCTGGTACGTTAAACAACTACGACATGATGTATATGGAAATAGACATATACGAATATTCTGGTGATGCAGCTACAAAACTTATAGTTGGTGGTCATAACTGGAATAGTGGTGGTAATAGTAATACTAGTACTACACAATGGTATAACGTTAATGTACAGGTTTTAGGTAGACTAACAAAACCAGTTTATGTTGGTAGAAGAAATGATGGTTCGAATGAAAGAAGATGTATTGCTATTGGTGAAACAACCTCAACGTGGAGTTATGCTACCGTACATGTTTCTAAAGTACATGGAGCTGAATTTTATGGCACAGCTATAGACTGGGTTGGTGATTGGAACATAGCACAAACTACAAGCACATCCTACTTTACAAAAAATCCTACAACAAACTTTAATGATGGAGGTTCTCAAACATTTGAAACTAATGGTATAGGAGAAGCCAATCATTGGTTTGGATCAACTTCTGTAAGGTCTCCAATATTCTATGATTTAGATAATACAGCTTTTTATACAAATCCAGCAGGCACAAGTGTGGTTAACCACATGGATATGGATTCTGGTAATGTATCAGGTAAGTTTGCAGTTAAATCTGCAGCTGTTCATGGATCTTATGATTTTTATAATGATGGTACTTCTTATTTTAACGGTGCTGTAATTATTGATCATAATTTAGATATTACAAATAACGGTGTTATCAAAATGGCTGGCACAGAAGTAATATCAGCAACAAGAGGTATTAGCGCTACTACAGGAACTTTTTCAGGTAATGTATTAGAAAAAGGTAAAAAACATTGCACAGCCTCTATTAGTAACTCTTATGTTAGAGTATTTGCGGTATCAACTGAGAGTAGTCAGTTAGCCACTTTAGTTAGAGTTACAGGTACAGCACATGGTGGTAGTCACGTTGGTGCTTTTACAGCTGATATTATTGTTAATCACAGCCAAGATGTACATATAAAATCACAGTCTGGTAACTACACTGATGGAGTTATAAAAGTAGAAAGTGATAATAATGGTCAATATACCATGTCTTATAAATCTGGTAGTGCTAATTCTGCTACTTATTACTTTACTATTGAGGCTCTTTCTAGTGAGATGACGATTACTACAAACCCTAGTAGTACATCATCAACTAATACAACTCACGAACATAAATTAATATTTGGTACATCTATGTCTGGAGAAGGTGGTAGTGAACCAAACTTATGTTTTGCTAGTAATGATGGAGATACTAATGTTAAATTAATAAGAAGTGGTGATGGACTACAAATTAAAACTGGTAGCAGCGGACAATTCACACATGAGTTTCATCAAAATGGTTCTTTATATACTAAAGGTCTTTATGATATAGATGATTCAGCTTATTATTTAGATCCAGCTTCAAGTGGATCAAAAATGGTAAATTTAAATTTAATATCTGATGGTACGCACAACACTAATGATGCTGCTTTATATGTACAAAGAACTGGAAATGAAGATTGGGGTGTTGCTGTAAAAGGAAATAGTAACGCTACAGAATATGGTATAAAAGTAGATTTAGCTGGATCTAGTGCTACTATGGGGTATGCTTATTATTCTGCAGGTGCTTTAAAATATTTAGTAGGTCACAATAGTGCAATACACCACGGAGATATGCGATCTCCAATATTCTATGATTCAACTAATACTAGTTATTATGTAGATCCAGGTGCAACTACATCACTTAGAACAGTAGGTGCATGGCACGCTAATAGTCATACTTGGAGTGGTGAACAAGTAGGTAAAATACAATACCATAGTGATTATTGGTATATGCAAACAACCAATGGGGTATTTGTTAGAAATGCATCAGGTGCTAATAATGTAACATTACTTTCAAC